TGTTGGCCAGGTCCGACATGGTGTCGGCGACCGCGACCTGGCAGGACCCGGCGCCGGCCGCGTCGTCCCAGGCGGCGGCCAGGTCGGTGACCCGGCCGCCGTAGACCTGCTGCCGGGTGCCGCCGGGCACCGCCGCGTACACCGCCACCGCCGACCCCAGCTTCACGGTGTCGTCGAACCGGACCGCGCCGCCCGGCGGGTCCAGCACGGTGAACGTGCACTGCGCCGGCTGCGGCTGGTCCAGGGTGGTCTCCCGGCCCCACACGATGGTCAGCCCGGTCACCGCGAACGGGTCCGCCGGGTCCGACCCGGTGGACCCGTCGGGGTAGCGGACACCGTCGATCCACAGTTCACAGGTCGCCAACAGTTCCGGCACGGTCAGACCCTGACCCCGCCGACGCGGCGGTCCTGGGACAGCAGCAGCCGCTGGATCTGCCGGGCGGTGGACACCGGGTCCACCGCGCCGGTCACGTTGATGGTGATGCCGCCGCCGCCGCCGCGGCCGGCCCGGCTGCTACGGGAGGTCAACCGGGGCGCCACCCCGACCAGGCTGGCCGGGGCGTAGAACACCGACCCGGACGGCGCCGGCCCGGACTTCCCGAACAGCCCGCCGATCACCGGGATGCTCTGCAACAGCTTCTTGAACCACTCGATCGCCTCCTTGACCTTCTTGATGACCCAGTCGATGGAGGTGGTGACCGCCGTCTTGATCGCGTTGAAGGCCTTCACCGCGCCGGCCGACACGGTGTCCCAGTTCTTGATCAGCAGCACGATGATCGCCACCACCGCGGCGATCGCCGCGATCACGATGGTGATCGGGGAGGTGAGCACCGCCATCGCCACCCCGAACGCGGTGGTGGCGATCGCGCCGATCCCGGCGGCGGCGGACCAGGCGGCGGTGGCGACGGTGGCGACGGTCTGCGCGGCGGCCGCCAGCGCCATCGCGGCGTTCACCGCCAGCACCGCGACGGCCAGCCCGGCGATCACCGCGGCCAGGGTGGTGACCAGCCCGATGTGTTCGGAGATCCATTTCCCGAAGTCGGACAGCCAGCCCATCACGGTGGTCAGCGCCGGCAGCAGCTGCTCCCCCAGCGCGGCGGCGGTGTCCTGGAACTGCGCCTGCGCGATCGCCTGGGCGCCGGCGGCGGTGTCGGATTCCTTGGCGAAGTTCCCGGCCGCGTCGGCGGAACCCTGCATCGCCAGGGTATAGATCGCGTTCGCCTGCGCGGCGGCGTCGGAGGCGAAGGTCTGCCCGTCGGCGGCCTCCTTGGCGATCTCCGCCTGCACCGCCGCCCCGGAAATGCTGGGGATCAGTCGCTGGAGGGAGTCGTACTCGCCGCGGAACGCGGAGGTCAGCGCCTCGGTGGCCTGCGTGGTGGTGCCGCCGAACACGCTGGCGAGGTCCGCGGCCCGGGTGATCAGCGCCCCGGTCTGCGCGGTGGCCTGGTCCAGCGGGACACCCATCCCGGTCAGGGCGCCGCCGATCCCGGCGGCCAGGGTCTGGTACTCGGCGCCGGCCAGCCCGACGGACTCCGCGGAGGTTTTCGCCCAGTCGTGGATGGTGCCGGCGGAGGTTTTGAACACCGCGTCGACCCCGCCGGACGCCTGTTCCATGTCGCTGGCGGCCTTCGCGGCGCCCAGCGCCAGCCCGGCGATCGAGCCCAGGGCCACCCCGGCGGGGGCGGCCAGGCCCTTCATCGTGCTGCCGAAGCTGTCGAACTTCCCGGCGGCCTGGTCCATGTCGCGGGCGGCGTCCCGGGCGTTGACCACCAGGTCGATGATCACGTCGGTGCGGCCCACGGTGGTTCACCTCCCCTTGCGGTTATGCCGGTCCAGCTGCTCGGCGCGGGCCCGGAAAATGTCGATGACGGTGGCGAGCATCTCGTCGGACTCGGCGAGCCACCCGGACGGCGGGGTGCCGGTGGCGACGGCCAGCTCGGCGATCAGCCGGTGCCGGGTGCCGGCCGGGTAGGGTCCACCGGCGCGTCCGCCGGGTTCGACACCTGCAACGCCAGCCGGGGCCCGTTTTCGGAGAATTCCTCCCACAGCAGGTCCGGCGGGATGTGGCCCTCCCGGAGGCCGGCCCGCCAGGCCAGGAACGTGAGCCAGCGCATCGGGGATTCGGACGGGCCGGCCCACTTGTGTTTCCCGGCGGTGGCCTCGAAGCGCAGCAGGTCCGGGTTCAGGGTCTGGGCGTCCCATTCGGCGCCGTCGGCCATGATGACGTGCACCCTGGGGTTCGCGAACGCGGGCCGGTCGGCCATCTCATGCTCCCTTGATCTGGTCGGTGATGTCCTTCGCGCCGGCGGTGAACACCCGGTCGGCGTCGGCGGCGGTGCGGTCCACCGCCCGGGCCATGTACCGGGACCTGGCCTCCACCGGCCCGGCGTACGGGGCGGTGGCGGACACCGCCGCGCCGCGCAGCGCGATCGACGCGCGGAGCCGCCCGGTGCGGACCGGGGAGAAGCCCTGCGCCGCCCGGGTCAGCAGCTTGCCGTACTCCCGGGTGGCGTCGTCCATCGTCTCCAGGTCGTCGGCGGCGGCGTGCATGGTGGCGCCGACCCGGTCGGCGCCGCGGACCTTCGCCAGCTGCTGCTGCGGCACTACTTGGCGCCCTTGCGGGCCGGGGCCGGGGCGTCGTCCGCGGCGACGCCGCCGGCGGTGCGGGCCCAGACCGGCGGCCCGGTGAGCACGAACTCAAAGTCGGAGTTCATCGTCTTGCCGTATTCATCGGCGCCGAAGTCCAGCGGGTCCAGGATCAGCGTCCCGGACGCGGCGACACCGGCCTCGGTGTTCGGGGTGAAGTCGTAGGCCTGTTCCGACCCGGGCGCCGACCAGGACAGCGCGAACAGCCCGGTGGCCTCCACCGGGTCGATGTCCAGGTTCCCGGCCAGCTTGTGCGCGTAGGTCACCGGCGCCTGCGTGCTGGTGCCGCACAGGTGATAGGTCGGGTCGTCCTGGGACCGGTCGGTGGTGATGGTGGCGCCGTTGATCAGGCAACTGATGTCGATGGCGGACCCGGTGGCGCCGATCTTCAGCGTGCCCGGGCCCAGCTTGACGGTCGCGCCGGCGGTGATGTCAGGCATGACGGAGATCTCCTATCGAGGTGATGCGGTCTTGACGGACACGGTCGGTCCAGGTCAGCCGGTACGCGGGCAGCGGGCCCGCCTGGTCGGGCACCAGCAGGTCCGCGGGCTCGCCGCGGACCGCGGCGAACTGCAACGCCGCGGTGACCTGGTCCAGCAGCTCGCCCAGGTTCACCAGGTCGATCGAGCGGCCGGCGCTGCCGGTGACGCACCAGATGACCATCTCGGCCTCGAAGTCGTTGCGGGCGAACCGCCAGGTGATGGCCGGCGGCGCGACGAACACACAGGGTGGGTTCAGGTCCCGCTCGTCGTCCACCGCCCGGATCCCGGCGGCGTGCAGCCGGTCCAGCAGCGCCTGCACCGCCCCGGCGACGTTCACCCGACACCCGGCAGCGCCCACAGCCCGGAGTGCAGCGCCCGGGCGATGTCCGGGTCGTACCGGGACACGTACGTGACACTCTCGCCGAACGACTCCACCCCGCCGGGGGAGTTCCGGCGGCGGACCAGCCGGGCGGCCAGCATCACCGCCGCCTGGTACACCTCGGCGTCCGGCGCGTACACCGGCTGCACGATGACCGGCTGGCCGCCGAACAGCAGCACCTCGCCGGCGTCGTCGGTCGCCGGCACCGGCGCCGGCCAGCCGTCCGGGCGGGCCCGCTGCACCTGGGGTTCCACCGCGGCCGCGCAGCGGGTCACCAGGGCGTCGTCGGCGGTGTCCGCGCCGGACAGCCGTAGCTGCTCCTTCACGTCGCCCACGGCCAGCCAGGCCGGTTGGAACTCCACCGGTTACGGGGCGGTCGTCACGTCCGCGACGATCACGCCGCGGGCGTCGTTGACCAGGATCGCGCAGTACCCGAAGATCCCGATATCGACGCCGCCGTTCGGGATGTTCACCGCCTGCACCCGGAACGGGTTGCCGCGGGGTTCGTAGAACGTCACCGCCCGCCGGTCGCCGCCCAGCACGGTGTTCGGCGGCAGCGTCGGGTCCACGAAGATCCGCATATCCGCGGCCGCGGCGGACCCGTCGGTGAGATTCACGCTGCCCGCGGAGGTGGACGAGAGCCACCACGGGGCGTCCGCCGCGGTCATCCCGGTGTAGTCGCTCCACACGTCGGAACTGGCGGCGATGAAGGACGGCCGGGCGCCGATCTTGGACAGCTCCGCGGCGATCGCCTGCAACCCGGCCATGAACCCGGCCGCGACCACCGGGGTGCCCTCGGCCTGCAGCGTGGTCGAGACGTAGGCCTCCTGTTTCTGCCCGTAGTCCATCGCCGCGGCGGACAGGATCGCGGTGAGCAGTGACGAGTCGCCCAGGTCCACGAAGATCCGGTCAACGTCCCAGCCGCCGGCGTGCCGGACGGCGCCGGCGGTGGCCGGGCCGAACGTCACCGGCCCGGACGGGATCGCCGTCTTGTTCCCGGCGTACGGGCCGACGACCGGCCGGGTGCCCCACTTCCACCCGTTGATCGTCATCCCGGTGAGCACCCCGGAGGACACCGAGTTCACGTAGGGCCGGTTGTTGTTGACCGGGCTCCACAACTCATCCACCCACTGCGGCCGGATGAACGCGCCGTCGGAGGTGTCCGCGGACGGGATGATGTCGGTCAACGCGGCGTTGATCCGATTGGCGTCGGTGCTGGTCCCGATCACCCGGGCCACCTGCGCCATCGCGGCGTCCAGGGACAACCCGGCCGGGCGGCGGCGGGCCGCGGTCAACGCGGCCGGGGCCCGGGAGGTACGGCGGTCCGCCGGCGGCG